ACGCCCTTGCCCTTGCGCTTATTCGCCTTGGGCGGCGCCTTACGCTGCGCGGCCTCGGCGTGGAACGTGAACGGCATCGCGTTCGATGTCTTGTCGCCGTTCTTCACCATCACCTGCACCACGTCCGGGCCGTGCCACACGTCCATGTTGATGCCGGTCGACAGTGTGCCGTCATCTTCCAAGTCAGTGGGCTCGTCCTGGCCGGCGAACACGATCACGCTGTCCTCGGTGAAGTTGGTGCCGCTGACAAACAGATCGAACGTCTCCTCGCCGATCGTACACTCATCCGGCTCCAGCGCCGTGATAGTCGGCGTCTGCGTCTCGCCGCCCGGCTGTCCGCCGCCTCCCGCCGGTGGGCCCCCCGGCCCACCAGGGTTCTCGCTGCCGATCGTCGAACCCGGAGGCTCGTTGATACTGGCGGCTGTGCCCGACCCGTGCGGTGCAGTTGGGTCTTGCTGCTGCACCTGTGGTGCCGGCACACCCTCGATCCCTTGCGGCATGCCCAGTGTGTTGGGGTCGACGATCTGCCCCTCGCCGTGCGGTGCGCTCGGAATGTTCGGGTTGACGTTGTCGCGGGTGATCTGCCCGTGGAAACCCTCCGCGGGCACTCGGTCCTCTGGCCGCGTGCGCTCGATGAAGTCGAACGGCTTGTCGATCAGCAGCCGATCGTCGCCGCCGTCATGCATGACGGCGTCGTTATCGTGTGGAGGCGCCCTCTCCTGCTCATAGTTTTTCGTGCTCATGTGAACGTCCATGTCTGCGGAGCCGTTACAACGACCCCTCCGGTTACGACAGTCACCGGCCACGGCCCTGCGGAGGTCTTCTTGGTCACCGCAGGCGCGGTCAGGCTTGTCGCGGAATTGAACGTCGTGTTCTGAGGCACGCCGTTCACCCAGATAACGCTCTGCTTGGTGAAATTGGTCCCGGTCGCGCCAAGGGTTGTCGTGCCGACACCGGAGACGCTCGATCCGGGCGTGATCGAGGTCAGCGCCGCGTTGGTGCCGGGGCTCAGGCTCGACGCATGGTCGCGGTTCGGCGTCGCGGTGTAGCTGCCCAGCACCGACACCTGCGCGGTCGGAAAATTCGCGTTCGAGCCGGGTGATGTCACCACTACCTCGGTGCCGGCGGCCTCGTGCGGTACGCTGGTCGACGCCGGCACCGCGCCGTTGAAGTTGACGTTCGGCGGCGTGACGCCGGCGGCGCCAGGATAGGTGCCCTCGGTGCCACCTGCGCTCGCGCCCGACCCTGACGCCAGCGCCGCCTTGTTGGCAGCGAATGCCGTCAGCGGCCCGGCGGCGCCGTCGTCGTAGTACGGCGGCGGCGAGGTCGGCGTGTTGCCGCCCCAGTTGGTCAGGTCGTTGTACGTCGTCTTGGTGTAGTTCGGCGGGTTCGGCGGCGTCGCCCCCACGAACGTCATGTTGGTTGGCGGCGTCGGGTTCGGCGGCGTAACGGTTAGTGCGCTTTGGGCCATGTGGCTCTCCTCTGGAGTTACAGCTTATCGTCGTAGTTATCCTGCGCGGCCAGCCCGCCCATCATCCCTGCCGGGACCAACGCACCCAGCAGCCAAATCGCATGTGCTTTACCCTCCAATACATCGTCTCGCAGTTTTTTGGGGTCGATCCCTAACTTTGCAGCGCGGTCCCAGATCGCCTGCGAAATCAATTCCAGCTTGCCGGCGCCGATCTTGGTCTTGACGCCAGTCTCCAGTCCATAGGTGCCCCACTGCAACGCCTGCGCAGGCACCGCCTCAATGCCAAGTGGCTCGGCAACGGCCTCTCGATACCACGGCCCGATCTGCCGATACTCGGTGCCGCCCATGAAGTTGTCATAGTCCTTGAACGTGCGTGCATCGGGCACGCCGAGTGCGCGGGTGTAGTGTGCGTCAGGCACCGCCCAGCGGGTCTGGAAACCCGTCTCCGGCACGCCTGACGCGCCGGAGTACAAATTGATCTTCACACTGTCGGTGCCGTAGCCATGCTTGCCGGTCGCCATGTAGCGCGCCACCGCCTTGGCCTGACCGCCGTGCCCCATCATGCCTTTGACGCCACGCAGCTCCTCCGGAAAGTCTGGCCCGCGCTTGTAATCGGCTAGGCCGCCCCACTGCTGGAAGGTCGGGTACTGACCCTGCACCCGCATCATGTTGGCGGCGGTGCCGCGGTTAATCTCCATCGGGACGCTGGAGCCCGCCGAGAACGGCGTCATGCTCATATTGAAGTCATGGTATTCCTTCGCGGCACGCTCAGGCCCGACCAGCCTCTCCATGCGCTGATACAGCGGGTCCATGACGTACCAAGGCACCATGCCCTTCTCTAAGCCCTCGTACTTGCGGGCCTCCGCCAGCGTGTCGACAAGCCGCCGCGCATTTGGCTCATTCATCACCGCCAGTGCGGCCTCGTTTGGCTTCCCGGGCTTGTTGGGCATCCAGATGTTGGGCTCGGTGACGTTGCCCTGCCGCCTGCCCTGCTGACTGATCTGGTAGAGGTCGTCGCGCGTGACGCCGAACAACGCCTTCAGCGCCGGGTGCTCTGGCACGACATTTGCCGCCGCCTCGCGCGCGATTACGTCTGGGCGCTTGTAGACGCCGGGGTTCGCGACCCGCACCGGGTTCATTACATACGGCGCCGCCAGACTACCGGGCGGCAGCGGCGCAACCGGCGCAGTCGCCGGGTCGAGCACTGAGCCCGGCGCGAACCCGACATTGCGCTCTGGTATCTTGGACGGCGTCAGCGCCTCCGCAACCACCTTCTTTAACGCACCTGTCGCCTTGCGCGCGGGCTTGCCGCCCGGCATCGCGTTGACGGCAGCCATCTGATAGTCGCCCTTCGCCGCCTCCTCCTGCGAGCCCAGCGCCGACCCGAGGAACGGCACAAAGTCGACCGCGCCTAGGCCAGTCTCGCCAACTCCGGTAGTCCCCATCAATGTGCGCACGAGGCGGGCCCGTGTCGTCGATGGGCTCTCGCCCATCATTGTCTGCGCGCCACGCTCGCGCAGCGTCGGCTCGATCGAACGCGCCTCCGCCTGTTGCGGCCGGTTCAGCGGCACCTCGATTGCCTTTGGTGGTCGCAGCATGAACTGCTGCGTGTCATAGACGCTGGGCTGGATCGGCGGCGGCGCCTCCCGCTTGGGCGGCGGTTGCAGCGCCGTGACATACTCCGCGATCCGGCGCTCCTCCTCGGTCGGGGCATCCTGCGGCCACTCGATCGGCCGCTGCGGCCGCACCGTGATGCGCGTCGTCGGTGGCGGCAGCTCTTCGTAATTGTCCTGCGCTGCGGTCTCGCCGAAGCCCCACCAGTTGCTCATCTGCCCACCCCATACCGTTGCGCCTGCTCCGCGCTGAGCCGCTTGGCGTATGCCGTCGCCTCCTCCGGCGTCTTGAACATTCCGAGGTGCCGGCCGCTGTTGCGGTAGAGCTCGATCGCCTCCTCGTTGGTCATGATGCGGCCGTCGTCACTCACGGTCGGCACCAGCACCTCGCGGCCGTCTTCGTTGAAGCTCATCGAGCGCACCGTGCTGACGCTGCCGTCCGGGTTCACAACCCGCGGCCGGATCGTGAGGTCAATGTTGCCCGGCACCGGCTCGTAGGTGTCGAGCGCAGCCATCTCGCCAACCTTCCACCGATCGTCCACGTCAGTGCCCTCCGAAGTACGGCGTCACCTGCTGCGACTGCTTGAACTGCTGCGCGGCGAGGCGCTCGCTCTGCCGCGCCGCCATGTCCATCCTGCGGTCCTCGGCCGCCTGCCGGGCGATCTCGGCCTTCTGCTGCGCGACCTGGATGTCCTGGTCCTTGCCGAACATGTCAGCCTGATGCTTCTCGCGTTGCTGCATCGCCTTGCTGTTGGTCAGCTGCGCACGCGCCTCGTCGTCCTGCTGCTTCGCCCGCAGCTCGGCGGCCTTGATGCGCTCCTGGCTGGAGATCTTTAGCTTCTCGTGTTCGTCACGCTGCTTCAGCTCGGTAGCCTTCAGCGCCATCTCCGCCTTGTCGCGCTCCTTGGCGCGATCGTTCTTCATGGTCTCGATCTGCATCGCGGCCTTGTTCTGCGCGGTGATCGGATCGTCTGGCTTGGGCTGGTCGGCCTTCTGCTTCATGTTCTCGACCAGCTCGTCGATCGCGCCTTCGAACTGGCGGCCGGCACGGAACGGCGCGGTGGCGAACTTCAAGAGCTCGCCGCAGAACTCCGCGGCCTTGGGCTCGGCCGCCAGCATCTGAGCCAGCTGCGGTAGCAGCGCCGACAATGCCGCGAGATACTCGCCGCGGCGTTGCTTCTCCGCGTTCTCGTCGATCATGATCGTGCTGTCGGTCTCGATGTCGAAGATGAATGACTTGGCGCGGGTGTTCTCGAACAGCGTCAGCACCTGCTCGATCGTTGGCTTGGCCAGGATCTTCTTGATCGCGTCCTGGCCGTGTTGCAGCAGCTGCTGGCCCTTCTGCATCAGCTCCTGTGCCTGCTGCGGGTTCTGCTGCGCCATCTGCTGCGCCTGCGGCAGCTGTTGTAGTTTTTGCATCGCGAGCTGCTGGTTGCCGAGTTGCATCTGCAACTGCTGGATCTGCTTGTCACGCATCGCCTGCGTCGGCAGCTGCGTCTGGCTCATCTCGATGATGGTAACCGGGCTGTAGCTCTGGCAGATGATCTCGGCGGTGATGCCGACCAGATCCTTCGACATGCGAACCATCTCGGTCTGCTTGTCACGGATGCGGCTCGACCCGAACTGGCTCTTCAGCTGCTGCGCACCCAGCGTCTCGCGCGCATCGCTGGCGCCGCGCATGATGTCGGACAGCCCCATGATCTGATAAATGTCTTCAATGATTTGTTTTCGCAGCGCCACCAGCGCGGTGATGGTCTGCGCGATCGCCTCGATCGGTATCCACACGATCACTTCCTTGGTGCCGCCGAAGGCGGCCCAATTTGCGATCGGTATCAGCATGCGGCCGGGCGTCTTGGTCTTGATCGCGGTCTCGATCGCGGATGCGAGCTCAGCGCCGCCGCTTGGGTAGAACCCTTTGACCTCCAGCGCGTCTGACAGCGCGTGGATGCGGCTGGTCAGCAGGTTCAGCTCCTCCAGCTGGTCGCGATACTGCAACACGTCCGGCACCGGCACCAGCGAGCCGCGCTGCACCACGCCGTAGGCCGGCTTGGGACACGGGAAAAAGCATTCGAGGTCGAGGTGCGGCTCGTCCTCATCGAGGATCTTCTCGCAGCCCTGCGCGACCCACACCACGCGGCGTTCGGTCTTCGACCAGATCTCCCAGAATTTTGCGCGCTCGCGACTGTCGGCGCCGCCGATCTCTTTGCTGTCCTTGTCGACCTTGTACTCGGCGTCCTGGTAGGCGTCGCCTGAGTGCTTGCGGAACCGCTTACGCGCCTGCGCGCGCGTCAGGTAGCTCGCGGCCGCGACCCAGGTGACCTCGGGCCACGATCGCGAGATGCTGTGCAGGAAGTCGCGACGCTGCTTGAAGTCGATGCAGACCTTCTCGTGCTCGTAGTAGCTGTCGCCGCGGGCGCTCTCGTAGCGGCACCACGCAACACCGCGTGATGCCATCACCAGATCGTCACGCACCAGCAGCATCAGATCCTCGATGCGCGCGATGTCGAACGCCACCGTGGTGCATCGCTCCATCACCTCGGCCGCGGCCTGATAGACCGGGCGACGGTCCTTGAACTTCGTCACCACCACCGGCCGCGGCGGCTTCGCCAGGATTGCCGGCCTGATCACTTCGACGTTGGCCCAGAACATCTGGAACTCTTTGTCGCGCGCCATCATCGACAGCCGCTCCAGGTTGGCGAACTGCTTGTCGATGCGGTCGCAGTGATCGTTCCACGGCTGGAACGCGTCTTCGCTCTCCTGCAACATGTTCAGCCACGCCTTCGACTTGCGCGGCTCCAGCGCCGGATTGAACTCCAGATCGTCGTGGCGGATGTCGTTCTCAACCGGCTTGCCGGGCGTTGGATCAGCCATTTGGTGCGTCCCCGTTCAGCGCCAGCATCTCCGCAACGTGTTCGGCCGTAGGCCGGTGTGACCGCTCGACACGGTATTCGGTTCGCACCTTGCGCCGGTTGGCGGCGAGCGCGCCCTTGATGGCGAGGCAGGCTTCATTGACGCGGCCGCCGTTGACGCCGCCCATCATGATGGCGATGTCCTGCTGCGCGATGCCGCGAACGTAATGCATGAATGCCGCGGTGATCTCTTCCTCGAACGTCAGTGCGGTCTTGGGCTCGGCACGCTTGATCGTCATCGTCGCAACCTTTCCAGTTTGAGCCTACTCATAGCCGGCCCCTACCTCCGCGCTGAACGGTATCCAGTTCTCGCCAGCGGCGTGTGGATCTCGCTCGATGATCTGCTGGTCGGAGAACGGCGCGTTGGTCAGGCTGTCGATGTAGCGTTGTGTCGCGCCCGGCGCCGCGAACGGGCCCAGCCGGTTGCTCGGCATTGGCTGCCCCTCGGCGTAGCCCTCGAACCCTTCAGGGTTCGTGCGCAGCCAGTTCTGCATCATGGTGTAGTTGAACTCAGGGTCAGGCTTGCGGATCGCCATCAACGCCTCGACGATCGCGTCCCGCTGTGATGACGATTGCATGCTCATGATCGGAAATACTTCTTTTTGCGCCGAAACTGCACCACGTTCGGCAGCTTGTTCTTGTCCTCGGCGTCATACCAGACGTCGAGCCCGGCGCAGACCATGTAGTGGACAATGTCGGCGGTAGCCCTGGCGTCGTCGCGGTCGCCGCCCTCGTGCCAGATCGCCTCGACCATGGCGGCAGCCAGCGTCGATACAGCCTCGTCCCAGCTCACATCCAGCTTGGACAACACCTTGCGTGACTTGCGCACGATGCGCCGGGCCGCGCGCTTCTTGTACTGCTTCATAGCCGGATGCCTCCCCGTCGACGCTCGGGCGGTGGCGGGATGTGCCAGCCCTCCTGCGCTGGCGGCTCGACCACACGCAACGGCGCGCGTATCCAGCTCAGCGCCAAGTACCGAAACGCGTCCGCCGGGTGCGACGTCCAATCGTGAACGTGGCTCGCGCGGAACGCTTTCTTTTCATCGTCCCATTCCCTTCTGTATTGTTCGAGCGCCGCCAATCCGACCTCTTCGCAGCGCGGATGAAATACGCAGAGCGGGAGCGTGCGTCTGGCGGCGTTGATGCCGTCGTTGAACGAGGCCGCAGGAGCCAGCCGCGGATGCAGACCCAGGCTCTGCATAGTCTCGACACGAGTGCGTCCCGATCCCCACTCCAGAACCTTGGCATCTTGCGGCACCCAGTCGTCGCCATGCACCCAGCCGCGATCGGTCTCGCGGCGATCGATCTCGTCGCGATACCACTCGACGCCAACGCCTGACGTCGCCAGCACGTCGTAGATGTAGACCTGTCCGCCGCGCACACTGAACCACCAGATGCAGGTGTCGTCGCGCGTGCCAATGTCCCAGGCACGATGCACGGGCTCGCCGGGTAAGGGCTCGATCGGCGCGATGCGCTCTTCCCTGCGCACGTCTGCCATCTCGCGCGCATAGAACGCGCCCAGCACCGCGGCCGTGAACGAGCACATGTATTCTTGCAGGAAGCTGGCCTCGCCAGCGTCCGCGCCGTACAGCGCGGTGTACTCCCTCAGCGTTTCGTCAAGAGCCGCGTCTGATAGGGCACCAGTGTCCTTGACGGTGAGGAGCTCGGCGAACCACTCGGGAGATTGTTGGGCGTAGTTGAAAAGTGAAAATGCGTGATTGCGTCCTCTGGGAGTAGTGATGAACGCCACCCAGCCTTGGTTCTCTTCGACCATTGGCCGGTGATATGCCCACGCTGAAGGGTTCGCGAGGCTGTACTCGGAGTACACAATTCCTGCGACACCTGCACCGACTGTGGCGTCGTAGCGGTCACTGCCAATGCATTGGAACGTGCTTCCGTTTTTGAAGCGGATAAACATGGACCCTTCGTTGACGCTCTCGATGAAATCTGGAGGGAAACACTCCTCGATGCGTCTCTTCCCGGTATGCGCATTGACCGCACTCCATATGGCTTTTCTGGCCTGCTCAAACTCAGGCAGGCAATGCCAGTACGAGGCGACACGCTTCACCGCCGCAACTGCGGTGTGATGCAGCGCGACCTCGTCTTTGCCGGCGCGCCGGTGCCAGATCGCGATCGCGCGCTTACCGCCGGCTTGCAGATACTTCCACAGCGCCAGCTGATGCGGCCGCGGCGTCCATCCGTTGTGAGGCAGCGTGATGTCGATCATCGCTCGCCTCGCCAGATCGCGTCGAGCACTTCGTAATCCTTGTCAGCGTGAACCGGCAACGCGCCAACGCTGCCCCACATGGCGTAGTGCTGATTGACGCGCCAGCGCGCGTAAAAATATCGGACATGCCTGATCAGCGGCCACCGTCGCATCAGTACCTCGGACGCGCGAGGAGCACGATCGTTGCGATGCATGCGATGAAGCCCGCAACGAACGACAGCATCATCCACAGTTGCAGCGTCACCTGACTGGCGCCTTCACTTTGGTGATGAGCCGGCGAGCGACGAAGCTCATCAGCGCGTCGTCGTCGGTCGCGTCATCGCTCCAGTACAGCACGGTTGGCGGAACGAGATCTTCGTCGTCCTCGCCGTCTGCAACAACGCCGTCGCCTTCATCGGCCTGGATGCAGAACAGTCGACGATCGTTAGCGTCGAGCACGACAAAGGCGCCGGGACCGCAGTGAATGATCTGCCAGGGCTGTGGAAACTTCTCGCTCATTTTGTTTCCTTCTTTGTGCTGCCTTCCATGATTTGTCGGATGGTGATGCGGATGTCGCTCTCACCATCAGCGCCGGTGTGTGGTTGCGCCGGTCGACCCCAGCCGCGTTCCCACAGCATGGTGATCGCGCGCAGCCGCGTGTCCTCGTCGAGACTGTTCTCTGCGATCCCTGTCACGGTTCGCACCGTGCTCTCAGTGAAGGCCCGACAGAGCGAGCGCAAATCTGCTTGCGTTTTAGCCATTTAGCTTTGGGGTACCCCCCTCCTGCATCAGCCGATCGACATCGACGCGCAGCCGCTGCGCAATCTCGATCAACTCATTGATTTGTAGGCTCAACATCGCTGCGACCTCGCGCAGTTCGGCGCGGGTATCAGCACGCAACTCGGCCTCGCTGGCCGAGTACATGCTGATTATTTTCATATTTGCCATTCGAGCAGCCCCGCGCGCACGCAAAGGGCGCGCATGCTCCGAACCTGGAGTTTATGCGCGCCCTAGCGTTGCAACGTCAAGGTGGACCTAGGTTTAGGGGGTATGGAGGAAACTCGCTAAAAAATCGGAGTTTCCTCCATTAGTTCTGCCGCGTGCCGCGCTTCAGTTTTGGGACCACCGGCGTGACCTTGTGGGCGATGCACGATCGCAGAAACAGGACCGTTACGGCAGGGATTACGGCGTCGCCTGAGACGTACCGGCGAGACGTGCGCGCCGACACGCCCAAATAGCGTCCCGCGGACGCCTGATTGAGCCCCAGGATGTCGATTGTGCGTTCGTAGGCCTTTGGCGACATTGATCGCTGCATCTGCCAATCTTCATTGTTTTCAGTCATTTACGGCTCCGCTTTGGTCAGGGGTTGGTCAGGATTGGTCAAATATGGGCCAGACTGTCCGCGCTGTCAATTTGTCCTTGACAGGTAGGACAGCGTGTCCTAAATGAGGGTCATCAACAACGGAGCAAGCAAATGACCAGCAACGTAAACAACCAAGCGATCGCACACCTGGCCCGCGGCGCCCCTGGCGCCCCGCCGGTCTGCAGCAGCCGCCGCGCCCACATCACGGTTAGCCGCGAGCAATTCAAATCCGGCGCTTGGCGCGTCTGCGCCCGTTGCGCCGCCCGCCTCGCCAAGTGGGAAGCCAGCCCGGTGCCCCCGCCGGAGGCCGCGTGATGGCCCTCGCAATCGACCTCATATTCCTGGCGTCGATCGGGGGGCTAGGCGCCCTCTCGATCGCGCAGGCCCTGCGCGGTCAGGTGATGGACGTGATCACCACGAACGCAATCGTAACTGTCCTTATTTGGCTTTGGTAACAACGGAGCAACGACCATGACCACCAACCTACAGAAGCTGATCGACGACTACGGGATCCTGAAGGCGCGGGTCGCCGAACTGGCGATCGCGGAGAAGGCGCTGAAGGCGGCGCTCGCCGACCTCGGCCCCGGCGCCTACGAGGGCGAGCGGTTCCGGCTCTCGGTGTCCGAGAGCACCCGCGAGACGCTCGACATGGACGCCGTCCGCGAGCACCTCAGCCGGCAGTTTGTGCAGGCGCACACCGTGGTGACGCCGGTCCGCACCCTGCGGGTGGCGGCCCGGTCCGGCAAGGATCTGGCGGCCTAAGCCGCCAGACCGGTTCACCGTGCAACCTCTCAGAGGTCGGTCAGACCTCTGAGAGGTTTTGCTTTACTTCCTCGGTCGGCTGTGGCGGGCGGTGCTTGATCATCAGCTCCAGCACCGCCGAGAAGATTGCCGCCGTCTCGGCCTGCTTGGTCACCGCCTCGTCACGCTCCCGGCGGTACTGCTCGATCTCGCCCAGGAGGCGCTGGTAGGCCAAGTTCAGCGCGTCGAGCTCGACCTGCGTCCCCTTGCACCGGGTCACCGTCTCGTCGTGCTGCTTTTGGAGAATATCCTTCTCCTGCTGGATCTCCGCCATAGCCCGCAGCCCCTCCCTATACTGTACAATACGCGGGTCATCGCTCTGCTTCTTATCCTCTTCTGAACTATAGCCACCGTTTGTTATCGTCTGCATCGCCAGCTCCGTTTGTTTGCGCTGTAAACTTTCCGTAAACCGTGGACAGCGCAGACCCCACGGTTTTTGCGATAATTCCTCTGCTGGAGCGCCTTGACCCTGGCCACCCTCTCAGGCGGCTCAGGAGCCTCGCTGGTGCGGGTCGGCAGATCCGGCACGATCGGCCGCGCCGTCGGCACCGGGCTCACCGGCGACCACCGCTGCTGGAAGGCGACCGGGTCTGGCGGCTCCGGGGCATATGCGGTCGGCACATTCGGCACATTGGTCGGCACATTCGGCACATTCGGCACATTCGGCACATTTGTGCGGTTTGTGCGGTTTGTGCGGTTTGTGCGTTCTTCATTTGTCCTGGGGGACGAAAAGCTGCCCTCGGTTTTTAGGGCGCTGCTTTTCGTCCACGCCGTAGCGAAGATCGCGACCAGGACCAACAGCGTCCCCAAAAACAGCCAGATCCACTCAGAGCGATAGCGCATGGCTAAAACGGCAGCGGGTCGCCGCCCCCCTCCAGCGGGCTGTCGAGCCCGGTGGCCTTGTCGATGGCGTCGAGCGGGTCGGCGATCGACTTGCGCACGGGCTCGACCCTGGCGCCCGGCCAGAGCTGCTTCGCCTTGACCACGCCCGGGTAGCCCTCGATCAGGCGGGCGATCTCCTCCAGCGAGTAGAGCGCGACCTGTCGGCCCTCGGTCCGCACCGCCTTGGCGTCCACCAGGGTTTGCACGATCGCCACCACGGTGCCGTCCGAGAGGGTGGTTTCCCAGACCTCGGCAGGTCTGCGCCAGTGCCCGGCAGCGCGGGCGGCCTTGTCGAGGGTCTTCCAGGCCAGGGTCATCCTGGCGGCCTCGCGCTGGACGTCGATGAGCTCGCCGCCCTGGATCGCCTGGGCGTAGCGGTATCTTTGCCTGTCGAATTTCTCCCGCAGCTGGTCGTCGACCAGGAGGCGGAGCCGACCCGGGCCCCAGAACTCCTCGCAAGCGATCGCCTGCGCGTCGGCGCCGTCGACCGCCGCCTGCCCCACGAGGTAGGTGCCGTGGCTCTTGTCCCAGCGGTTGGGGTGGGCCTCGGCCTGCGCCGCCTTGTCTGCCATTTTAGACATGAGCCTTCTCCTCTCGCCGCAACGCCGTCCACTCCGCTTCGAGCCGCTCGACGATCTCGTCGGCGATCTGCCGTTCCCGGCTCAGTCGCCAGACCTCGCGCCGTGCATGATCCAGTTCCACCCAGCATTTCCGTTTTCGTGTTCCTAAATCTTCCATGACCGCTCCTTTGGTTGTGCAGCTTGCTCCATACTACCCGGCAAGGGCGGCGAAAGTGACGCCCTTGCTCCCGTAGGGAGTGACCTTACTTTCGCTTGTAAATCAACGACTTACGCAGTTACTTTCGCCACCTTCGCCAGTTACTTTCGCCAACGATGTCAACGTGTTACAGGTAGGTATATTCTTACTCCAAGTTACTTTCGCCTAGATATCGGTCAGTTTGCGGTATCCCGATATGTGATTTTTGACGTCAAAAACCTGCTCCTCGATGATGCCGTTGACCGTCCATGTTTCCAGAATTTCGATCACCAGCTTGCGGTCGAGCCGCCACTTACGCATCACGTTCCGGACCGCCGATCGCGGCGTATTGGACGCAAAACACCACGGCGCCCCCTTGCGCCACTGCTCCTCGATCCCGGTGAGGATCTCTTGACAGATTGTCCGCTCAGGCCAGCCGCTATCCTGTTTCACCGTCGCCGTGGGATCGACCGCCAGCGAGGTCTGGAGCCCCAGCGAGCCGACCGCCATCGTCTTGACCTCGAACCCCTGCTCCCACCCATCCTCGGCGTCCTTGATCTTCTTGGCCACGATCGAGCCGGTCATGTCGCCGGGCTCGCGCCGTACCTCGATCAGGAAATCCCCCGCACCGGGCATCACTGTCGAGCCCCGGAACTCGCCGCTCTTGTTGACGTGGTGAACCCCAAAAACCACCGTCGAGAACCGCTGCCGGATTGCGTCACACGCCGCGATGAATAGCGTCATGTCCTTCTGCTGGTTCTCTTCCGCGCCGGGCAGCACCCGCGATACCGTGTCGACGAACACCGCTGCGATCGGACACGCTGCCCGCGCTGCTGCCTCCTCAATCGTCGCCAGCAGCTTGCCGACATCCTCTGGCTTCATGAAGTTGAGGGTCTGCCGCAGCAGATAAAACGGTGCAGCATCCGCCACGGTCTTGCGGTTTGCCTCCCACGCCATGATGCGAAATTTTAGGTTCGCCTGACCCTCGGACGAAACGTAGATCACTGCACCGCGGCGCTGGATCGGCCGGTTCCACCACGTCGCCAGCCCGGTCGTGATCGAGAGCGCCAAATCCAGCGCAATGAAGGTCTTTAGGCTGGCCGGTGGCCCATAGATGAACCCCATCGACTGCTCGCTCACCAGCCCATCGATCAGCCACACCGGATCCGGCAACGCCTTGATCTCCCGCACGTCGAGTAGTTCGTAGTTCGTGCCACGGGTGCTAATTCCTGGGGAATTAGCGCCCGTGGTCGACGAAGGGCGCGAACCCCCTACCGGCGGAGGGGGGCTCTCGCCCTTCGGGTTCGGCCGGGCCGCGGCCTCGACCATCCGGGGCGACCCCCACTGCTTCATGGCCCGCCGGAACTTGCGCCAGAACTCCGTCCGGCCCCGCCCATCCGCTTCAAGTGCGGTCACCTTGTCCGCAATCGGGCCTCGCCCGCCGACCCACACCTCGTACTGCCGGTAGGCGTCCTCACAGTGCTCTGGCCACTTGGCCTCGTGCGGCCGGATCTCGCTGGCGCGGTACAGCTCCAGCACCGCATGCCAGACTACGTTCCGCATCTTGGTTTCGCGGCCGTCGATCACCGACCCGAACTCGTCGGTTACCGTCGCCGGGTCCGGCGTCCGCTCGCCGGCGGCCGCAGTGTGGTCGTCGACCAGATCGAACACGGCGTCGAGCAGCCACTGCGGCGCCATGGCGACCTCGATCTCCCACGGCGCAAAGCCGGGAGCCCACACATACTCGCGGCCGCTCTCGTGCATGGAGGGCGGCATCACCGCGAAGCCACCCTGCCCGCGGACGTCGACGCCGATCGCGGTCTTGCAGGTCGGCACCACCACCCCAGGCGGGGCCCGGAACAGGATCTGGACACCGCCGCCGCCGGTAACCTGCCGCACCGTCTCCGGCTCGATGCCGTTGTTCTCGACCGCCAGCAGCGCCCGCCACCACGCCAGCGCGTCCTTGTTCTTGTGGATATCGAGGTCGAGCACCCAGACGTTGCCGCTGCACGCCCCGGTGATGATGCCCATGTTGCGGCGTTTGACGTGCTCGCCGTCGACGCCGTACCAGCGGTCCCACTTGTCTTGGGTTGCCAATTCGCCCTGTAATGGCACCCACTCCGACAGCTTGGGCCGTTTCCACGCCTTGGGCGCCTCGTCCGGGGAATAGGCCGGGATCACCTGCAATCCGGTGGTGCGGTACATCTCCGCCCACTGGTAGTAGGCGGCGAAATCAGGACTGAATGCCGGGACCGTCATGGGCGCGCCCAAACGGTTGCGCACGGCGCATTAAGCCTTATAATCATTAGGCATTCCCCCATCAGGGTTGCAGCATACGTTCTAGCGTGGATACCTTAATCCCCCGGCCCTCACCGGCCGGGGGATTATTCGTATCGCTCAACCGAAATCGTCGGCAGCAACCGTCGAGGTGTCGACCCTGGGCGCCTCCGCGCGCTGCGCGCCGGTCGCGGGTGCAGCATCCCAGTTGTCGCCGGAAATGCCCGCGCCATTTCCCGGCTTTTCCCGGCCATTCCCGGCCGCGCCGTTCTCCGCCTGCGCCATCCGCGACGCCAGCGTCTTGGGAACGTAGACCAAGTCGCCGCGCGGCCCCCAGGCGATGATCTTGAACTTGGGATGGAAGTTGGTGCTGCTGCGCAGCCCGGAGCCGGTCTTGACCGGCACCGGCTTGCCGTCGAGCGCGATCACCGGCAATTGCCCGGGGTGGGCGTCTTTCTCGGCGAGGTACTGCTTGTTGAGCGCGTCGAAGCCGGTGAGAAACGCCCGGCTGTTCTGCGCCAGCTCGCGCACCGGCCGCTCGCCGCCGCAGCCTTTGGCCAGCTTCAGCATAAACCGCACGCCGGACTTGTGGTTGGTGTCTGGTGCGGCAGGCAGTGCAGTCTTACCGGCGACGACATCGTCGCGGCGCACCATTAAAAACGAGGGTGCGCCCCCGGTGTTAAAATTGATCGGGCCCACCTCCACATTTTCCAGATCCACCAGCGCCTTGAACTCGTCGGTAATGTTGACCGGCTCGTTCTGCCAGCCCGCGGCGGTCTGCACCCGCTCAATGCGAGTGATCAGGCCCGACTTGGCGTCGTATTTGATGATGGGGGTGAAGTCGCCGACCGGCGCGTCGTAAGTGAAACCAAGGCTAGACATATCGTATACTCCGTAGTGTGCCGCGAGAGGCTCGCTGCCAACCAAACCCGGATAGCCGGGAATTGCTTTGAACGTCGATCCTAGACACCCCAATATTGATACGCAAGCTGTCGCGCCGCGGGCTCGCTCCAGTAGAAACTGTCGAGGTCCGGCATCGTGATGCTGACGAAAAAGTCAGGGTCGTCCGACAGTGCAAGGAAACGCTCGACGGTCTGCGCGATGCGCAGCAGCGCGGTGCGGTGCTCCTTGATGTTCTCCAGCTTGTACGGCTCGAACTTTTTCGGCGTCACATAAACCAGCCGCGCATCCATGTTGTCTGACGTCGCGTAGAGCGCGACCTGCCGGGCGTGCGGGATCTTAATCTCGGACGGCATTTTTTCGGTCGTTTTTAAATCCGCGATGATGCCGTGCTGGGACCACTCGTAGTCAAAGATGCCGTAGATCGGGAGCTCCAGTCCGCCGGGGTGCCACTCCACTGCGCCCTGCGTGCGGGAGGGAATGCCGTATTTGCGCATCTCCTCCAGCGCCGTGATCACCATGCTGGCGATCGTCTCCCGGTAGCGGTCGCGGCGCGGGTCGCCGGACAAACAAGTGAGCGCGTCGTATTTCCTGTGTGCGATCTCGATGCAGTCGCGCAGTACCGCCTTAGGGTTTATCAACCCGTGCGTGACACCGTCCTCGATCGCGACGCCTCTATGGGCGGGAACGCCCACCGGCTGCTTCTCGCCGAGGATCCTCTCCAGCGTGAACATCGCCGGCTCCGCCGCGAACAGGTTGAGGCTCGATGGGCTGTGGCGGCGATAGGTCGGGACCATTTGAATTTCCTCTGTAGATGTCGCTGATCCAGACTTGCATCGGACCGTTGTGCCGGGAGCGGCGGATCGAGGGAATAAACTCTTTGTCCTTGTGGCAGTAGCCCATCTTGGAAAGGCCCAGCATCAGCGGCCCCAGCGCCCGCCAGTCGTGCGTGGTCGGCTTGTCGGCAATGTCTGACGCGAGATAGGCGTCGCGGATGTCGTCGGTGGTGATGCGCCGCTTGATCGTGAGTTGCTGTACCGCAAGCTGGGTCACGAACAGCTTCCACTGCTCGTTGGCGTTGTCTTCAACCTGCTCCATCGCGGATTTCTTCGCTGCCTCCGCCCTGGCGCGGCGCGCGGCGTAGTCAAACAGGTTGTCACCGTTCTCGTCCTTCATCGCGCCCTTCCCACTTTATTGCAGCGGCTCCTCTGGCGTGTCGTCGGGAAAGTCGGGCAGGTTCGCCAGCCCCATGACCACGGCGATCGCGGCCTCCATGATCATGTCGCGGCGGTCGGCGCGCACCCGCGAGATCGAGTAGGACAGCACGATCGCCTGCGCCAGGATCGCGACGTTCAGGCGCTCGCCCTTCAGCACGTCGGAGAGCCTGCGCGCCAGGGCGCGTATCGCGGCGTCTTGCGTCACGTTCACGTCAGGATCCCAATCTTGGTCAGCATGCCGATCGCCTCGTCGAGCGAGCGCGGCATCAGGTAGGTGTGGCCGGTTTGCTCGCAGAACTTCTGGAAGTTTTTCTGCGCCGGCCCCTGCCGGCCCTTGCCGGTCTTCAGCTCGACCCAGATCACCTTGCCGTCTGGTATCAGGATGCAGAGATCGGGGACGCCCGCCGTCATGCCCTCGACCTTCAGACGCCGGGCCGCGTGTGGGGTGCGCTGGCCGGCGTTGGGGATCGCGATGCACCAGCTGTCCCGCCGCGCGAACAGCGTGAGGTGCATCAGCAGCGCCGCCTGCATGTCGTGCTCGCTGCCGCTATTGCGATAGTCCTTGGCGGATATGCTCATCGGCGGTACAGCCCGGGGAATGCTACACGGTGATGCTCAGAACAGTACGGGCCGCCGGTCTGGTGCGTGGGTACGCCGCAGAACGTGAACGGGCCGTCGCCGTATGGCCAATGACAGTCGCGCGGGCCCAGCTGGAACAGTGACAATTGCCCCGGCAGGCTGACTGATGGCGGCGGCGGTGTCGGTGCGGCGCGCTCGCTGGTCACCGGCTTGCGGCCGGGCCGCTCGTTCGGCTTCTTGCGCGGCTTGGGTTTTGGCTTCTTGCGCCTGCTGGCGGCGTGGCGATCGTGACCGTTGCCGTTGGTCACGCCCAGCCTCCTGGCCTTGCCGATACAGGCGTTCTTGGTGACGTGGATACCGAACTCCGCGGTCAGGGTCGCGGCGATCACGACATAGGAACCGGCGTCACGCATCAGGCAGAGCGCAGTAAAGCGGTCGACCATGTCCTTAGACCATTCAGGGTTCACGGGTGCTCTTTCATGTAACGCCGGATGCGGTCGATCGTCGACAGCCGCGGCTGTTGTCCGAGATACATTCTCCGAACCAGATGCCCGCCGCCGGTGATGCGGTTGGAGAAATCGGTGCGCGTGATCTGTTTCCTACGACAGTAAGCCTCGATCTCGCGCAGCAAATCTTTGACGTGCTGGTGTATTGGCATAGTGACAAACTAGTGTCTTTTATGTCATTGTCAATTTGCAGCAACGGAGCCGCTATGACGCACATCGACATCCACGACGTCTATCACGTCGCCGCCCACAACATCGGCGGGCTGGGCAGTCCGGTGCAGCTCGACGTCACCGACCATAACGGCGTCGTGGTCGAGGTCGTGTTGTATCTCGGCGGCCACCCGCTGCTGGCGCAGGCGCTGGCGCAGGCTATCAACGACGTGTTCAAGGGCATCCCCGACCCGAACGATCCACAGGAGCCCGCGTGATGGTCTTCGACCCGGACGATGATGGCGATGACGATCAGTACGACCTGTTTACCAGGGGCGAGGTCGCCCGCCGCGCGGTGCGCTACATCAGGGCCAATCGATTGGTTGACGCCGGCTACACCCGCTACATCGTAGCCAACGCGCCGGCCGGCATTAGTCGCATCAAGCTGTTTGTGCTGCGTTGGGCATTCTTCCGCGGCGCACAGTGCCTGCTCGACATGCAGAACGCGATCATGGACGACAGCAGCGTGCCTGAGGATACCCGTGCCTCGATGATCGCCACGATGCTGGAGGCGGTCGAAGACGAGCTCGACGCCTATGTGGACGCCAAAGGCGACCCGCCGGAACCGGAGCTGGAGCCTAGGCCGCAACAGAAAAAGGCAAGTAGGACCACTTGACATGGTAGGGCAGGCTGTCCTACAAGGGGTCATCAGCAACGGAGACGTGCCATGACCAACCGCGACGACCTCAATGACGACCTTTCCGACCTCCTCTCCGGTGGTTTCGAGCCGCGCCCGCAGCCCCAGCTGCCGGCTGGGTTCAAGCCGGTCACCGACCGCATCCAAGAGGATTGTCCCAAGTGCGGCGGCACCGGGCGTTTCACTGGCTGGTCCGGTCGCGCGGTCGGCAGCTGCTTCAAGTGCGAAGGCACGGGCAAGCTGACCTTCAAGAACGCCGCCCCGGCCCGCGCCAAGGCGCGCGAGCAGGCCGCCGCCCGCAAGGAAGCCCGCGCCCTCGACGCCGTCGAGGCGTGGAAGGCAGAGAACCGGGCCGAGGCCGAGTGGCTGGTCGCCACCGCGCCGCGCTGGGACGTTGCCGCCTCCCTGCTCGCCGGGCTGCACAAGTTCGGCTCGCTCACCGAGAAGCAGATGGGTCTCGTGCGCAACGGCCTCGCCCGTGACGCTGCCCGCACTGCCGCCAAGGCGGCGCGGGTCGCCGCCGCCCCCGCAGTCGACGTCTCCAAGATCGAGACGGCGTTCGCCCACGCGGTCGAACGGGCGCACCGCAAGGGCCAGAAGGGCGTGTTCAAGAAGCCGCTGAAGCTGCGCTCGCTCGCCGAGGCGGTCGACGTGATGTTCACGCCGGGTTCGGCTGGCAGCCAGTGGGAGGGCATGCTGTTCGCCAAGACACCGGAAGGCAAAAAACTCGGCCATATCAAGGGTGGCAAGTTTCACGCCCGGTTCGAGTGTACGCCGGTCGAGCAGGCGGCGGTGCTGGACTGCGCCGGCAACCCGGAGATCGCCGCGGTCGCGTTCGGTAAGGCGTGGTCGCAATGCGCGATCTGCGGCCAGACGCTGCTCAACGATGGCAGCATCGAGCGCGGCATCGGCCCGATCTGCGCCGAGAAATTCGGGTGGTGAGCAGTCACCTGATACCCCCCGCGGTTTTCACCCGCCGCGGGGACTTGCTGGGGAGGCCCCCTCGCCTCCCCAGCCTTTTTGCTTTGGAGGCGCCCATGTCCAGATACGCTGCGCTGCTTGCGGCCGCCTGCGCTGGCTGCACGATCCTGCCGCTCGATCGCCCGGTGCCGCCGCCACCGCCACCGCTGGAGGGACAGCGGGCGGCGTTCGTCTGCCTGCGGTTCGCGCCCTCGGGCGTGTGCCTGCGTTCCGAGTGGCGCTGCACCATGCCGTTGCAGCTGACATGGGACTACGATGGCAACCCGCGCTGCGTCGTGCCGGGCGCGCGATAGGAGAAGGCAATGGCCAAGCAGGATTTAGTTGACGTTCTCGGCAATCACTTTGACCGTATCATCGAGGCCGCCGTCGCAATGGAGCGGCTGCGCTGCATCGAGATCGTTCGCGATACCCAGACGGAGCAGAACAAGCACGACCTCGACAAGATCGTGGAGCGCATCAAAAAGGTTTCGCGGACCGATTGACAGCCCGGACAACTTGTCCTACCAGTGCTTCGTCAACAACGGAGCAACCCAATGGACGACCGACACAACGACTTAGTGAAACTCTATCGCGAGCTGGCGGCGTTCTTCGCCAGCGTGGTGCCAGCCAAGCTGGACCGCCACCCTGGCACCGCCGAGATCAATGCGGTGCGCGCCGACCTCGTCCTGCTCGCCGCGCAGGTCGACAGGATCGTCGAGGAAACCGCTGACTACGTTCAGCAGCGCACCGGCTTCGCCATCGACTACACCATGAAGAGCCAGCAGCTGTTCAGCGCAATCGACGGCAACCTGCTCTACGAGATCGAGCAGGCGGCTCACGAAGCGGAGGGTGGGCGCTGATGGACTACATCTTCTCAGACGGCGGCCGGGCCGAGGCCGGCTTCAAAGGCCGCGCCGGCGACTGCGTGGCGCGCTCAATCGCCATCGTCGCCGGGCTGCCCTACCTCCAGGTCTACGATCGGCTTGCGCTGGGCAATGCCACCCAGCGTGCCAGCAAGCGGACGCCCAAGCGGGGGCGTTCCGCCTCGGGCGGCATCAATGTCCGCCGCAAGTGGTTTCGGGACTACATGGTGGAGTTGGGTTTCACCTGGGTGCCGACCATGGCGATCGGCGCCGGCTGCACGGTCCATCTCGCCGAGGGCGAGCTGCCAAACGGCCGGCTGGTCGTGTCACTGAGCAAGCACTACTGCGCCGTGATCGACGGCGTGATCTACGATACCTGCGACCCGCGACGGGCCCGCGGCCGCTGCGTGTACGGTTACTGGCGGTTCGACCATGGCTGATATTGACATCGTTGATCGGCTACTGATGAGCCTCCAGGTCAACCCGCCGCACCTATTGAGGAACGCCGACATTGCAGAAGCCGCAAACGAGATCAGGCGGCTTCGTGTTTCTGTTAACGGCATGGCCGCCATCCTTAAGGCGGCGGCTGATGCCGTGGATTATCACCGGCTAGGATATGGCAATGGTGATTTCGATGCGAACACGATGCTGGCGCTTATGGACAGGCTTGGCGCTGTGCTCGACGCAAATCACAGCCCATAGGTGATAATCATGAGAGCAACACCGCCATCACTTCTAGAGACGGGGCGACAGTCAGGCAGGGATAAAATGAGCAGGCGATATGAAATCCGGCAGGGAAAGTTCGGCTCCTACTTCCACGACAGAGAGCGTGGCGGCAAGGAGGGGTTTCATATGCCCAACACCATCGTCTTGGACAAGCTCAACCGGCTGGACGACTACACAAAGCGGCTCGCCAAGGCCAACGAAGGTAGAGGCATAGACGAGACGTACTGAGGTTAACCAGTAGGCAGGGATAAGATGAAACCAACGCAGATATACTACGCATCGCCGGAATGGTTCTCCGTGATGGGGCGAAACAAAACCGAGTTGCCGAGCGGGCGATGGGTGCCATCGCGCCCCCTTGGATCGCGCTACGGACTAAAGCGCCTCCATGCGGCGTGGCTAGTGTTTTCAGGTCAGGCGGACGCTCTGGTGTGGATGGAAGATTACGACCAACGGTAATCAGTCAGGCAGGGATAAAGGGAATGGCAGTCGGGATTAAGATCGTGAAGCCGCAGGAATACGAATACGAGGTCGTTCAAGACGGCATCGTTGTGGCGAGCGCATGGGGACGCGACAGAGAGCACACCCTAGCGGAGGCTGCTCACTACGCCGCCATGTACGCCCAGGACGGCCCCGTTGAACTTCGGCTGAAACCCGATAAGCGCAAACGCAAGAACCCAAATCAGTAGGCAGGGATAGTCATGAGAGCAACGCCACCACCACTTCTGGAGAAGGCGCGCATCCGCGAGGGTGAGTACGGCTCCACACCCGACTACGGGATGATGGGCGCTTTCGCTTTGAGAGGGCCGAAAGGCACCAAGCTGCTTGTCATGGCATCGACCGGCCTCGTGCGTGACGAGGGCTATGGCTGGGAGCACGTTAGCGTGTCGAAGAGACAAACACCGACATGGAACGAGATGTGCTTCGTGAAAGACTTGTTCTGGACCGAGGATGAAACCGTGATCCAGTATCATCCGCCGCGCCTCACGCGCATCAACCTCCACCCGCACTGCCTGCACATGTGGCGCCCGATCGGTGTCATCCTGCCGGCACCGCCATCGATCCTGGTGGGACCAAGCTGATTGACGCAAAAAGAGCGCCGGGGTATTTTTCCGGCGCTCCGTTTGTTGTGTCAGTAGAGCAACGCCCCGGGAGGACCCCTCCGCCCGGGGCGTTTGCTTTAGATGGCCGCCTGTCGCCGCCGGCGACGCGCAAGGGCAACGAGCCCGGCGCACGCAGCGATGATGCCAGGGATGCCGGCGCCGACCACAGGGCCGGGGACTGCGAACTGGGTGACATCAGCAAACGTGCCGCGCAGGAAGGCTTGGTTCGTGCCACCCTCTGGGGAGGAGAACTGCACAAAGTTGGTGTTGCCGACCTGGAAGCCGGTGACGCCAAAGGCGTAGTCGATACCGTTGAAGCTGAAGAGGTCGGTCTGAGCGGGGTTCAGCACCGCCGTGACGATGTCGGGGCAGCAGTTATTGCCGCCGACATTGGACGTCTCGTTGTGCGAGAAGATGAACTGAGAGTTCATTATCTTCGTGCCCACGAACAAGTCAGGCGCCGTAAAGCTGATCTGAAGGGCGAGCGTCGCCCCCGTGATTGAGCTCCCGGCGTTGATGGGGTTGTTGATGTGGGTGAAGGTGCCGAGGGTTGCTCCGCTGCCCAGCGCGAAGGTTTGCGGGGCGTTACCGGCGAAGTCGTAGCCGGATTGTGGCTGGTTGGTGGGCTGGCCCCAGCGGATGGAGCTGGTGCCGAGGCCCGAAGAGCCGGGCAGTGCATTGGGATCGATGTCGACCCAGGTGCCGGTGACGGTCAGGATATTGATGTCGACGGCGTGTGCAGGCACGGTCGCGAGCGCAAGCAGCGCCGCGAATAGAAGGCGTTTCATGATGGCTCCTGTTGCTGCGCCGGAAAGGCGCGGCAGCAGGGTATTACCTAATCGTCTTCGTGCTCAACCAGAAACTGCTCGCCATTGATTATGATCGAGATATCCACACCATCGGGGATGGTCAGCGCGATCACAACGAGCGGCGGCGCCGGGATCTTCTCGGGTTCGTCAGCCACGGGTCACCTTAGTCGTGGAAGAGGGCTGCCAATGCCGATCAGGCTTAACAATAAGATGATCAGGATCAGCACACTGATCACCATGATCGCGATCTTGGCGATCTTGCGAAACGGTTCTTGCAGCGGGATTGCGTCCACTAGGTAGTTCAGCAAAAACGCAATCAAACCGATCACGATCAGGTAGATCACGAAATAAACCAGGCTCTCAATCATGGCGCTATCCTCTGTTGTCCAAGCACCGCGCGATGATTGCTTCGCGCCTTTCCATCGCCTGCGACACCTCCACCAGGATGAAGGCGAAGCCGGCCAGCGAGATCACGTTGAGCACCAGTAGCGCCAACACAAACGGCGTCGCGCGCAGACTATCGACAACCTGCTTCGCAAGGTTGTCGGAGACGTTGTTCACCGCCGCTTCTCCAGCACCTCGATCCGCTTCAGCGCCGCGTCCAGCGCCTCGGTCAGCGCCACAACCGCGGGCGACGAAGGCGGCTCGGTCGGCGCGGGCCGGTCTCCGAATTTGATCTTCACCGGGTCGTATATTCTGCCGCCGAACTCGGCCTGCGGATCTCTGCTGCCGTTGTCGGTGATCTCGAACACATACTGATTGAACGGGAAGATCGCGGTCTCGTCGCGCGTCACCGCACCGACAATATGCACGCCGAGGTGCTCGTGAAACAGCGCGGCGCCCTTGATGCTGTCCTTCTGGAACACGCCCTTGGGCCTGGGCGGCTGCTGCGCCAGCGGCAGTAGCGTCTTGGGATCGACCTTGGGCGCCGGGTTGTGCGGGTCGCCGATCTTTCTCCCGTAGAGGTGGACGTACCAGTCCTTGCCGTCGCCTTCGCGACGCAGAAACACGACACCCTGCGAGATGTCGTCGGGGGTGTCCGCCGGCCGCGGATAGCGCACCCATCTGCCGTGATTGATGATTGCCATTTACGAAGCCTCGATGTTGGCCCACGCGCCGTTCTGAAGCATCTGATGATAGCGGTAGCGGAACGTGGCGATGCCGTTGCCTTGCTGGCATCCGCTGACGGCCGCCGTCGAGCCGTAGGGCTCCTGCATGCCGTTTTGGTAGACGTGCTCAAAGTCGCCGGCGTAGACCGTTCGGAACGAACTGACGACTGCGCCAACCTCGCGCGTCGTGAGAACCTTGTAGGCGACCGCGCCAAACGACCAGCCGCCAAGCCAGAGGTTGTGGTCGCTCGACAGCCCAAAGTTAGTGGCGAACACGCCAGTGCGGTGAAACGACACCCACGCGTCGTTACTGCCACTACTCCTGACCTCCAGGCCCGCATTGCCAGCCCCGGCAGCGATCCCCGTGGCGTTATACACCGGCAGTATCTGCCCGCCGGTCATGGTCAGACCGGCGTTCGGTGAAACCACCATGTTGTAGATGTTCAGGTTGCTGCCGGTGAGCTGCATATACTTGACGGTGCCGACCGGACCGAAGGCGAGGCTCGAATTGCAGTGGATGTCGCTGTTGCTGATAAACCGCGAGCCGGTGTAGACGTCGCCGCCGTTAAAATTGAAATTACCGTTGTAGTAGATGTACGGATCGCCGGCGCCGCTGGTGAAGCGGATGACGCCGTCGGCACCGTTCGCTCCGACCCGGAGCTGTGCGCCGACAATGGCGTTGGTGTTGATCTTAAAGTCACCGCCGTACACCTGAAATTGGGTGCCGTCGTGAGCAATCCTCTGTGCGCCGGTGTTGCCAAAATAAACCACGCCGCCGGCGGCCACCCCCATCCCAAGGGTGACGTCGTTGTTCACCCGGACGTGGCCGGTCCCGCGGATGTCGCCACCAACGTCGAGCGGGCCGACCGCCGTCTTGCCGGTGCTGCGCTCGATCTGCATCGCTCGACCGAGATAGGTGCCAGCGTCGTCATAGCGGTGGACCTCGAAATTGCTGCCCGCGTTGGCGCCGCTCTCCGCGGAGCCGTCGCCCATGTACATCAGCCAGCGGGCCTTGCCGGTAGGATCGTAGCCCGTGATCCCAGTCCCCATCCCGATCGCAGATTTGTGTAGCCCTACTACCGTGTAGCCGCCCGGCACACCGCGAACCTCGAACGCACCGGCCTTGGTGACGCGCAGCAAATCGGTGCCGCTGTTGTCGCTCTCGCTGTTGACGATAAACGCGGACGCCGGCGCGGTGCCCTCGACGCCGAAGAACATATCGGCGGCTTCGCTACCAATGCCCTCGGCGTCGCCCACAATCGTGCGGCCGTCGACCTTCCACGCACCCCACACACCGGACTTCTTCTCGCGCGCATACTTGCGGCCGGGCACTACCGTGTCGGTCTGGTCGCGCGCCTCCAGAACCATATTGTTGGTGTCGGCGGCGTAGCAGATCCCGACAAACCCGTGCCCGGCAACCGGCGACGCGGTCGCGCCGGTCGTTGAATAGAATGACCCGGAGATAAACGGGTACATGTCGTAATTGTCGACGAGCTGTTGTGTGATCTCGCCCTTCAGCGTGACCATTGCATCGCGCGCGTTGTTCGCACCGGTGCCGCCAGCGATGATTGGGCGTGCAGTGTTAGCGTCCTGCTCTATGTCGGCGACGAACGCATTGTACTTCGCGCTCTCGATCGTGGTGTCGGGAGCGCCGTCAGTGCCGGGCGGGCGAGAGTAAATACCTGAGCCGTCGCGTGGCATCGCTATCTCCCTACGGGTCGCGTTGTCGGGGCAGTGGTCGCGGTGCCCGCACCAATCATTCCGTGCTCAATCAGCCAGCGCGTGATGTCGGCTCGCCGATCGCGGCTCGGCTGCGCCTCCAGCATCTGCTGCACCAGCGCCTGCTTCTCCCGCTGAGACGTCGCCGCCATCATCTGCGCGACGCGATCGCGGGTTACTGCGCTGGTGCCAGCGCGCATGGCGTCGAGCGCCTCCTGCGTGAGGCGGGTGCCGGCGCCAAATAGCGTCGCCTCGACCGGGATCTTGCCTTTCGCCGGATCGAGCGAGGCCGCGGAGGCAGTTGTCTGCGCGGTCTTGGAGCCGTGAACGATCTTTTGATAAACCTCGCGCTCGTCGAGCAGTCGATCGCGTACCCGCAATAATTCCACGGCGCGGCCGGGACCGAACATCACGCCCAGCTTGTCGGCATTCCAAGTATCGATGTCGCCGAGAATGCTTTTCAGCTTCTGGAGATTGTTGCCGGTCGTGCCGACCACCCGCTCCAGTTCGTCGCGGGCGGCTTGTCGCAGGCGCAGCGGCTCGGCGGACGGGCCAATGTTGACGCCCTTTGGCTGCGCCGCCTCCAGCATCGTCTCGGCCATTTCGACCGGGCGGATCACTGTGCCTTGATCGGTCTTGAAGATCCTTCCGCCTGCGCTCTGCGCGCGGATGGCGCGCTCCTGCGCGCCCAGTTCGGCGTAGGCACTGTCCAATTGGCGGATGCCGGGGATGCGGGCTTGCATCTCGCGGGTGATCTGGTCGTAGACCCTCCCCATAACCCGCTGCACGCCGGGCTCGGCGTTTGGGTTGTCGCGCATGTCGCGCACGGCTTCGCGCGTGGCCTGCAAGGCGCGCGGGTGCGGGTCGAGCACGCCGGGGTTGGTCGGGATGTCGAGCATGGCGCGCACTTGCCGGAGCGCCGCCTGCGCCGGGCCTTTGGTGCCGCCGATCTCACCCTCGATCCAGAGTGCGATCGGATCGGTGTCGACCCGGCCTGCCGCATTGAGCGCGCGGTCGTAGTGCGGGCCCAGCGCCTGCATGCGACCGCGGATGCCCTCCTCGACATGAGACGGGATCGGGGAGCCGCCGAACAGTTGATTGACCGTACCGCGAACTTGGGTCGGGACCGCACGATCGCGTGCCCGCAGGCTGGCCTCCAGCGCGGTCTTACCCGGCCCGGTCGCTCCCGCGTATGCGCCTTGGGTGACGCCCAGCATCGACGGCCCGGCGTCAGGAAGCATGGCACCGGGCGTGTTGGCAGCCACGGCCAGCCCCTGCGCGTCGGCGCGAGCGGCGTCTGCCAGTGGCTTTGGCACCCCACCGAACGCGCCACGGTTGGCCAGCTTGTGGTAGGCGGCGCTGCCGACCCGGCCAACGACCGGCGCCCCCAACCCAATCCCGCCACCCAGCACGCCGCCCATCAGCGCGTTGGAGGCGTAGTCATTCAGGTTGCCGGTGTAGGTGTTACCGGCGCCCTGCACCGCGCCATAGAACCCGCCCTCGGCCAGCCCCGCCATTGCCTTCAGCGCGAGCGGCTGGGTCTGCCGTATCAGGGTGACGCCGGCTGCCGGGAGTGCCCCACCGCCGACCAGACCGCCGATTGCTTGCCCGGTCGAGGTCAGGAACGGGCCTGCCGCCGTCTCGGCTTCCTTGCTCTTCCTGACAGCGTCAGCGAGCGCCTTGTCATAGTTCGGCTGGTCGCCGGTCGCGACGTCGATGCCTGCCCGGATGCGGTCCATCTGGCCGAACGTCACCGCATTGGAGGCGGAGCGTGCGACGTCCTCGAACGTCTGCATCGCGCCCTGCGGGCGCACGGTGATGCGCGCTGTCGGTGGCGTGCTTGGCGGCGGGCCGGTGGTGAAGTCCGCCCACGGGTTCTCGCGTGACGGCAGGTTCGGGATCGGCTCCGCCGCCTGCTCTCCGCCGCCACGAAACTCTGCCCAGGGGTCGTCGGTGCGCTCGACCATTACTCCCTCCGCCGCCGGGGTACGATCCCGGGTGAGCCGTCAGGCAGGATAATGCGGCGGCCCGGGACCAGCCCGCGTGCCTCCTCGATCGACTGGACATGCACCGGGTCTTTGCGGCCCTCGGCCCGGAACCGATAATTGTCGTTTTCGGCGTCCATCTGCTCGCGGATTTTTTCCATCCCCGCGCGGCCGGTCACACTCTCAACAGCCCGGGTGAACCGTTCGCGGCGGGCGGTCTTCTCGATCAGCTCGTTCTTGTCGTCGCCTGCCAACGGCAGGAAGGCGGGCATGTTGCGGCCGTACTCGGATGGCGACACCGCCGCGCCGCTGACCAGCTTCATGAAGCCGCCTTCAAAGTTTATCGCCGCGTTGCGGGCGCGGCGGTAGGCGTCCGTTGCAGTTATGTTGCCGATCAACGGGATATTGCCGCGGAACGCCTCGGTCGGGTTTGCCAGTACAGCACCGTGATCGAGATCCTCCAGCACACGCAAATCTGGCTTAACGCGCTGTACAAATATCAGTGCCTCAGACTGCTGCTGCGTCAGCGGCTCTTCCTTGGGCTGCGGTAGTCCGGGGGATACCTTGTACGGCTGCGGCTGCTGGCCCGGCCGCGTCGGCGCCTGCTCGAACTGCGTCCCGGCAATCGACACACGGTGCGGCTCGTTCAGTTCTTTCAGCACCTTATCGAGGTCGGCCTGCATCTTGGCGGATACGAGCGGCTGATTGCGCAGGTCGGCCTGATCCTTCGCGATCTTCAGCCGGATTGCGAGTTGCTCCAGCGCCTCTTTCGGCGCCTCGCGGACCCGCTTGTTGTATTCGTCAGTGTCGTGGTCGTGGCGACCGCGCAGATAGTTGTAGTTGTCGTCGACCTGCTTCTGCTTCCACTCCCGGATATGCGCCTCACGCGCAATGACCTCTTTGGCGTGTGCCTTGGTCGTGTCGCTGGCATACGGATCACGCTCGACCGCCCGCCAGTACCGCTCCGCCGGGGTCGGGTCTAGCCGCGTAGGCGGCTCTGGCCGCGGGCCGGGCGGCACCAGCGGCGGCGGCTGGACCGTGTCCGGGATTGGCTCATTGGCGCGCGGGTCGACGCCCGGCGCCTGTGGCACAGCCGGGCCACGCTGCATGTCAGACGACACCGGCGGTGCTCCCATCGAGCTCCCGCGCTGCGCGATCGGGATCGGTGAGATGTCGCTGACCGTGATCGGCAGATTACCAGAAGCTGCCGAAGTCGACGTCGAGCGTCCCGCTGTCGGGGATGCCCCAGTCTGGGTCGCCTGCGGACCCGTCAGGTCCGCCAAAATAGGGTTTTGCTGCCCGCCTCCAGACGGGTCGGTGAACGACTGGCTGGCCTCACGGGGGCCGCCCTGCTGATCGACTAGCGCCTGCACGATCGCGGCGCGGGGGTCCTGTGACTGCCCGCCGCCGATCATGGTCGCCTGCCGCGGCGGCTGGCTGACGGTCTGGGTCGGCGCCGTGCCCCCACCCCCAGGCGGCTCGTCCGGCATGCCGTAATATTCCTTGATCCTGGCGGTCGCCTGCTGCGGCGAGGCGTTCGGGTCGACCCGGTTAACCGACAGATTGTGCGCCGGTGCATTGCCGGTGCCCGCGATCATTCTTGCACCGGTGACGCCACCCTGCTGGTGCATCACCGCCATCTCCGCCGGACTGGGCGGTCGGCCGTTGATGCGCTCGAACGCGGCGACGTTGTCGTCGGTCAGCCGGTTCGCGGCGGCCGCGGAGGCGTCGAGATCCATGCGCCGGTTGCCGGGGATGCCGTACTGCCTGCCGGTGCCGCGGGTGAACTGGAACGGCCCGGCGGCGCCGGTCGGTGACACCTCGCGGGCACTGCGCGCCTCGCTCCCCGCCAGCGAGCCGAGGTAGGCCTGCCGGTCGGGGTCTGGGGTGGCGCGCGCGATCGCGTCCTGCATGTAGCCCGGGGTCGGGCGCCGGAAGCCCGCCTGCGCGTCGATCGAGTTATAGCCGCCGTCCGCGACCTGTTGTGGCGCGGGCGCCGCCGACTGCCGATCGAGGGTGTTGAGCCCGCCTTCGACGTTCGGCCGCGGTCGCGGCATCGGCGCCGCCCTGCCGATCGGCGGCGGCGCTGGCGGCAGCTCTGGTGCGGCGGCGTCCATCGAGTTGAACGGCGAGCCCTCCTCGGCAAACTCTGGCTGCGGTGGCAGCGGCAGCCGGTCGGTCCTCCGCAGCGGCTCCCGCTGCGCTACGCCGCGCGGCAGTGACGCGCTCTCGCCGAAGTACGGGACCGGCTCGCCCTCGCCTTCCATCGCACGCAGCTGGTCGCCGCCGAACCGTCCACCAAAGGCGTCGGGCGATGCCTGCGGCACCGGCACGGGCTGCCGCATCTGCTGTGACATCTGCTCGGCCCTGGTCGGCGGCGGCGAGAACCGCGGCCCGCCCAGGTGCGGCACCGCGAGCGCCGGGTGCGGCTGGCTCACTTGATTGTTAGGCCGGCCCTCAAAGAAAGGCGGTGGGCTGTCGGTGTCGGGCGCCGTCTCGACCGGCGGCGGAGGCGCGGTGTCGGGCGGCGGGTTCACCATCTCGATGCGTGGCGCAACCACCGGGGCGTCGGGGTCGCCCGTGTCGACGGTCACCGGAGTTTTGGGATCGACCAGCGCCGGCGGCGGTGCCGCCGTCTCGGTCGACGGCGCCACGGACGGCCGCACCGGAACAGTCCGCACCGGGCGCGCGGCAGGTGCTGCTGCGGGCGCTGCCGCCGGCGGCGGAGCCACCGTCACCACCGGGCGATCGCTTGGGCGCGCGATCGGATTGGAGCCGTCGCTTTCCGGCGGAGCTCCGCCCACGATGCCCTGCTGACGCTTCAGCGCCTCGGCCTCGGCCTGCCGCAGTCTCCACTCCAGCCCGACATCGCCGATCGAGTTGCCGAGATAGGTCAGACCCTCGCCGATATTTTTCGGGAACGGGTGTTGCCGTGCCAGTTCGGCGGCGACACGCGCGCGGCGTTTCTTCAGCTCTTCCTGCGTCAGTCCGGTGTTGCCACCGAAGATGAAGCTGATTGCGTCTTCTCCAGCCATGTTACGCAGCCCTCAGAATGTTGCCCATCACTCGCTGCTCGTCGATGTACTTGGTGCCGCGATGCGTCTGCACTGCGCCGCGGTCAATCTTCTCGACGTCTTGCGCCATCGGCCCGATCTGAGGCGTGTTGTCTGGATCGTCTTTGTAGGTGTAGCTGTAGATCGGCAGTTTCTTGCTGCCGCCGTCATCACTCGCCGAGAACACCGTCGCGATCTTGTGGATGTCGTCTTTGCGCGCGCGGTCAGACATTTTCATCATCCCGCCGGCCATCCCCATCAAACCGCCCATCATCGCGTTATAGTTCGCGCTCTCCTGCTTATAAATGTCCATGTCCTGGCTAAATCTTGTGTTGATTAAGCCGGCGACATCAGTAGTCGGGATTTGATTATTTGGCGTATTCACAAAGTTTGGATTGTTAATCTGTGAACCGCTAAGTAGAGCCGAGATTTCGTTGATCGGCTGGTTGCGGAGCGCGTACTGCTCCGACATGTATTGATTGCGCGCCATATTCTTCGCATTGAACTCGGACTGCTTCTGCGCGACCTGCTGCGCCAGCCCGGCGTTGGCGAACTCGCCGCGTGCTGCCTCCTGCGTGAACTTGTTGCGCTGCGCTTCATTGGCGAACTGACCAGCCTGGAGCGTCTCCTGAAATTGTTGCTTTTGCCCTTCGTTGGCGAACTGCGCGCGGCCGTATTTTTGGGTGAAGTCCTGCTGCTGCGCGGCGTTCTGAAAGCCGGCGCGCTGCGCAGCCATGTCCATCATGCGCTGCTGCTCTTGGCCGCCGGCGGCGGTCACGCCGAGGCGCAGATCATTGGCTTGGCGATTGTAGTCATCCATCGCCGCCGTGTAGGCCTGACTGCCGTAGCGAATGCCCTGGTCGGCGAGGCGCTGCTCGATGTTGCCGCGCTCGCGCTGGAGCTGCGGATTGAGCCGCCCGTACAACGCCTCCTCGACGCGCCCGCGATCGGCAGAAAAGTTGTCTGCCGGTCCGTAATCTTTCGTGATCGCGCCGGCGTCACCGAACTCGGTGAGTTGCTTGCCGTAATCGCCGAGGCTGGCCTGCGGATCGCCGGCGGCGCCGAACGAGGTCGAAGGCGCGAGGATGTTGCCGATCCCGCTGGGGTCGCCGGGCGTCGGCGCCTTGCTGAGATCGATCTCGCTTTTCATCAGATTGGACAGGCGCCCGGTCTGATAGTTCGCCATGCCGGCGAGCCCGACCTTGGCGGCGTCGGTCTGGTCCTTGATCGCCTGCTGCGCGTCCGACAGCTTCTGCGTCGCCGTAAACGTCGGGATCTTTATCGATAAGCCGGTGTAGGGATCGTCCCAGGTGTGCTCGCCGGTCGTCTCGTAAGTCAGACTGCCGTCCGGCGTGATCTGGTTGGTGTTGCCCAGATACGCATTGGTGATCGACGTGCCGACATTGGTCGACGTCGAGGCGCGCGCAGTGTCGACCGGATTAGGCGGTGACGGCGGTGATGGCTTACCCATGTCTCACCCTCAATAGACCTGCCCGCTGCCCAGCCCAGGAGGCGGCACCATGTTCGGCGTCTGCGGCACCGGCGGCTGACCCACGATCGGCGGCGGCGCCATGTTCGGTCCGCCCGGCGTCATGCCGCCCGGCTGCATGCTCTGCCCCATCGACTGCGGCATCAGCCCTGGCGTCGGCGCCAGCCCTTGTCCCGGCGTCGGCGGTGCGGCTGGCCCCATCGGTCCAGGCGGCCCGCCGATCGGTGGCGTTGGTGCTCCCGGGGTCTGCGCCTGCCCTGGCGTGCCTGCACCCGGCGCCGGCACGCCAGCGGCGTTCGGCTGCGGCGGCATCATCGCGCGCGGCGGCGGATTTTGGATGTTCATCAGCGCCTGCGTGATCTGGTTTCTTTGCTGGTTACTCGCCTGCGGCAAGTACTTTTGAAGCATCGAGCTATAGTCGACCATCGGTTACGCTCCTGGCACTGGCGGCATTGGCGGCACGGGCATGTCCGGTGATGCCTGTGGAGCTCCCATGCCGCCCATCGCTAAGGCCGGCGAGCCCGGCATCGTCATGTACGGGTTGGGTGCAGCCATCTGCGCCTGCATCATCGCAGTCGACGCCTCGGGGGTCGGCATGCCGCCCGGCATGAAGCGGTCCATGCCCGGGCCAAGCGGAGGCGCTCCGCCAGGGCGCGTGTTGCCGGGTGGTGGCAGCGGCCGGTTCCGTGCCGCTTGCTGCATCCCCATCATCGCACTGGCGGCCGGTCCTCCGATATTGACACCGCCACCGGGTGGCGGGCCGCCCATCGGCGCTCCGCCCGGAGCAGGGATACCGCCCCCGCCGCCTCCGCCGCGCTGCGCCATCATCGCCATCGCAATCGCACTGCGCATGTCAGGCATCACGCGGCCTCCTCGGTGTATTCAGGGGCATAGATCAACCGGTTGTCGATGTGCCACTTGAACCGCTTGTTGAATTTGTTCGCCGCCCAGTCCTCGAACGTCAGCGTCGCAACCACGCCGTCACGCTCGCGCCCGAACAGTCGCGGCAGCTCGGTGAACACGAAGTTGAACACCGCGCACTGCCGCAGCATGCGTTCGTTGTCGGCCGGCAGACGCATCACCACCATCTGACAGCCGCACTGCAAGAACGGATACTGGAACGTGCTGCCGACCACGCGCCGCGTCATCCAGCGCGGATCGATCGAGGCGCCGCTCATCTCCATGATCTGCGCCTCGGGGTCGTAGTTGTGGTAGACGACACCGGCGACGAGACGGCCGTCGGCATCGAGCACGCCGATCGCCTTCGCAGTGTCGCCGAAGCCTCGGCGGCAATGCGGGATCAGCTGCGCGACGAAATTCGCGACCAGCGTGTCGTACCCATAGAGCAGCTCGAACGTCACATCTCCCACCATTGCTTGGGCGGCGTGTATGCCTTCTGCGCCGCCTCGTTGTCGGTGAGGCGCTTGGCGATCGCGTTGCGCCGCGCGTCGACGTCATACGGTCCGCCCTGTGACCACGAGCGCAGAATGTTGTCGTCGAGCCGACCCTTGCCGGTCGTGATGAAGCTCATCTGGTCCGGGATGCGGCCTGAGCCGTAGACGTCGCCAGCGTAGGGATTGACCTGTGCCGGTGGACGCCACTGCTCCGGCATGCGCAGGGTGTCGAGGTCCATGCCCTCCAGCGGCCGGTTCTTCGCCTGCCACGCCGCCACTGCCGCCTCGGACGGCGCGTAGCCGCGGACGTAAGCCGGCGCGAACCGTCCGCCCATCGCGCCGACCGGATCGTAGAACTGATCGAGCGAGCCAGCGACCGTGTCGGCGGCGGGATCCGCCGCGGCAGCCGCGGGGATCGGTGTCGGAATTGGTGCGTCGGCCGCCATTGTTCTCTCCTCAGACGGCGTAACCGGCGCGCTCGTAGGTCGCGGCGATTACGATCAGTTCGACTTTCGGTGTGGCCTGCTGCGCCACCGTCACCTGTATGATCGGTGCATGGGTGTAGCCGGTCTCGCCGATCGACACCCAGCCGGTGTTGCGCACCACCGGCACGCCCAGCGACGGCTGGTCCCATTTGGCCTGATCCCACAGCCCCTGGTCCCAGACGTCTTGCAGACCAGGATCGGCGCCGGCCGGCGGCGGCGTCGGGATCTTGATGAGGTAGTCGGTGGTCGCCGACAGCTGCGGCTGGAACGGCTCGCCGTTGCTGGCGAAGAACGATGCCCGCGCCTGCCGCCACACCACAGTGCCGCCGCCGGTGCGGAATTGCTCCCAGCCACCGACCAGGGTGGCGACATACGGGATCTTGCGGTGGTTGCCGTCGTCGTAGCCAGTGCGGTCGGCCTGCATGATGATGCCGTCCTGCGTGCCGAAGAACATGTCGCCGCGCAGCCGGCAGAAGCAGGTCGCGTCCCATCCGACAATCTTCGACCACGCGCCGGTCGAGATGTTGACCACTCCGCATCGCTGCTCGCCGGGCTTGCCGTAGGGCCACGTTACGAACAGCCCGCCATACTCGTCCCATCGCTCCATCGACCACGGGTGCTGGCGCTTCTCCAACATCTCCGCGCGCCATGTGTTTTTGATCGGGCGCGTGATCGCTGCCAGTTCGAGCTGGGTGCTGTCCTTGGAGATTGCTGCCGACACCGGCACGACGCCCTCGACCGTCGCCAGCAGCAGGTCGCCGCCAATCGGGTGGTGCGCGTTCATGCCCAGCGGCGGCGCCACCTCGTAGCGGCCCTCCTGGCGCCAGTTCGCGGCGTCAGCCGGGTTGCTGCCCGTGAAAATCAGCAACTCTCCGAGGTCGGTCCCTATGACGATCTTGTCGTCGATGCCGTCGCCGGCATCCAAAGACCACGTCGCACCGAACAGCAGCCGGCCGCCTTTGGTTGCGGCGCCTGACAGCGGGATCATGGCCAGCGTGCCGTTGATCGCGTTGAGCGGCAGATACCACGCGTTCATCGAGGCGCCCTCGATGAAGAACAGCCGGTTACGATACTTCCAGACGTAGGTGAGGTTGCGGCCGTGCTCGACCCGCGAGCCGACCGGCCCGCTGATCTGGTTGGCGTCCAACACCGTCCACGTCGTGCCGTCGTACCGCAGCGGAAAGTCGCCGCCGTCGTTGACCGCGGTCAGATAGTCGCCGCTGGCGTTCGCCATCTGCGAGGCGGCGTAATTGCCGGACGTCTGATTGTCCTTGACCAAGATCGGCCCGGCGGCGGTGACGTCGAACAGCTTGGTGCGCTGCGCCGCGAACATGCGCTGGATGTTGCCGCTGACGTACTCGAATGCCGAGACCACTGGCTGACGCAGTGGCGACGGCACCGGCGGCACCGTGGTGTCGAGCGCGTGCAGGTCGCACCAGCGGATAGAGCCGCCACGCAGCCGCACACCGCGCATGGTCGAGACCCAATTCTCCTGCACCAGCGAGGCGCCGGGCGGCATGAATGCAAGGTTCTCGCTCTCGATAATGCCGCGGTTCGGCGCCGGGATCTGCGCCACCTGCATCTGCTGCATCGCCTGCTGCGGCACCGGCGTCCGGCGGAATTGCTGGTGGATGCTCACCGCTTTCTCCCCGGCTTTGCTTTTGCTTTCGCGGGCGCAGGCTTGGTTGTTGCAGGAGGAACGTAGGGGTCGGGCACGCCACCGTCTTCGAGCCACGCCTGATACTCGACCCAGTCGCGGTTGTCAGGGTCAGGTGGAATGCACGCACTATCCTCGGTGCGGATTACATACTCTGTCGCTGTCAGGGCGTAGTCTGCCATCACAGCCTCGCGTCAAGAACTAAAAAGCCAGAGCTACTTTGATGACAGGTATAGTAGCGGCCTGAAGTCAACCCGGTGAACGTACCAAGGCCATACTGTCCACTATCTGCGCTGTTAGTCACATCTACAACTGATGCACTAGCTTGCACTGGATTGGCCGCATAAACGTCTGTTATTGTTATCAGCGCAGTTTGTCCGCTAGTAGGAGTGGCCCGCATATTTTTATGCTCAACAAGAACCGCTACGTTAGCTGTGCTATATGCAATCCCAGCGAACGCGCGTGTCTTGCGCCAATATCTCTGACACGTCGCGATCTCTTGCTCGGTCGGCCGCATGATCAGCGTCGACTGCGCCGCGGTCGGTGCCACCGTCCCGGGGAAAAAGGCAACGCAGCCGAGGCGAAAGACATCGTTCGTATCCGCTGCGCCGTTGATCTGTCCGGGACCGCCACCGTAAGAGCCGGCCACCCAAGTGCCGAATGATGGGGCCAGCTCAGCCGCTGCTGCGGAAAGACTAAACACCACCAGCGCACCGCGGGTATTGCCGGTCGACCAAGCCCCAGTGGTGTCGCCGGGGATTGTCACAACATTGTACTGCGGCGTGTCCGCTGCGGCCTGAGTGTAGGAGAAGGCGCAGCTCCGCGTGTTGTTACCGTTGCGCACCGCCCCCGTGTAGAGGCCGGGGCGATGATGGTTAGACCAGAACGCGATCGTCATCGGCGTTGGGTTGGCAAACCCCCACCCCAGCCGGACCATGCGCGAGCCTTCGATGTATTGATAAACCTGCGCGGCCGCGGGCGTGGCGCTCGCCGTCTGCACGTTGACCCGCAGATGAAAGCTGCCGCCGTTAAAACCGTTGATGGTCTGCGCGCTGGAGAGCACGACCGGCGCAGTAGAAAATTGCGCCCAGCCATCCATGATGTAACCGTTGCCGACCAGCGCAGTCATGGCGCGCTCTTGGCTGATGTCGAACAGTCCGTTGAGCTGCATGCCGCCGTAGGCGATCGCATCGAACGGCGCCGCGTAGGCGAGGATCGCGCCGTCGACGTAGTCCTTGCGCACCGCATTGGTGCTGGCGGGCCCGACCGGCAAGCTGAGGTGCCCGCTCATACTGTCGCCGGTCTTCAAGACCCGCAGCGCGTCCTGCTGGTCGACATAGGTCACCGTGGCGCGGGTGTTATCCGGCACAAGCGGGTGCTGATGGTCTTCGCGCGAGAACGCCGTCGCCGATCCGACAAAGCCGGTCGCCGCGTTCGGCAGCGGCGTCGCCGTGCCGGGTGTCGTCCCGGGCACGCCAGGGAGGCCGGGCGGCCCCTGCGGGCCCGTTGCGCCGGGCGCGCCATCAGCGCCAGCCGGTCCTGCGGGACCTGCCGGCCCTGGCGGACCACCGGGCGTGCCGTCAACGCCATCAGCGCCAGGAGGGCCGGGCGCACCGTCGACACCGGGCGGCCCCTGCGGTCCGGGCGGCCCCGGCAATCCCAGCGCGACGTTAAAGTGCGTCGGTGTCTGCGTCGACATCTGCTCCGACATCGTCGAGCGCCCGATCAGGATCGGGGCCGGCGTGTCAGCGCCAGACGAAGTGTTTAAGGCGTCGCCGTAGGTGCCCATGTCCTCGGCATACGGACTGCCCTTCTGCGCCTTCCACTGCCAGATCATCCCCAGCTTCAGCACGCGCTCGTCGAGGATGTAGCGGTCACCGTCGCTGACGAACGCGTCGCCGTAGCCGCCAGATGTCAGCACCACGCAGTTGCGGTGGATGTAGGCGAAAGTCGCCGACACTCCGACCGGCATCATTGGGAAGATGTGCATCTGCCCGTTGAGGATCGTCCATTCGCCGCTGCTGTCGACGGTCGTGCTGGCGCGACGGCGCATCCACTCGTTGGTGTCCGAGACGAACAGCATCGGCGTCATGGTGTCAGTCGAGCGCCACACCTCCGCCGTCAGCAGCATGCGCTTGAAGTCGACCGGCAGATTGAACGCGGTGGTGCCGTACATGATGCCGTCGACGGGGCTGACGGCACCGTCGCCGGCATAGGTCGCCGTCTTCTTTAGCTGCGCCCACTCGCGGGTGTCGTAGGCGATGCGCTGCGCCATCTCGTTGGCGAGCGCCAGCATCTCCTGCATGGTCCTGTTGGACGCAATCGACGCGAACAGCGAGGTCGGCGTCGCAACGCCGACCGCGGCACAGACGTCTTTTACGACCGTCAGGATGGTCATCAGGCAGCCTTGCTCGGCCGCGCGTCACGCGCCATCCGCATCAGCGTCTTGGGCGAGAGATTGCCCTGCGGCATGTGCCCGGTGTTGGTGGCGATGTATTCGCGCAGCTGGTCCGGGCTCATGTCGTCGAAGTCGTCGGCGCCCGGCGCCGGCACCGCGGCGGCCTTCTGCTTCAGCGCCGTGACGTCATCCTCCAGGGCCTGGTTCTTGGCGCGCAGCGCCTCCAGCTCGGCCTGGAGCTGCGTGGTGTTGGCGCCGGTGCGGGCGCTGGCGATGTATTCGATCGCGGCGTTCTTCAGCTCGCGGCCGCCGTGGCCGAGGTTCTTCAGCTCCTGGCCGTCGACGTCGGCGAGCGCCTCGACGGTGTAGATGTTGAGCGCCTTCATCTCGGCGCGGCGTGCCTCGGTCAGGAACGGCGCATGCTCCAGCGGCGTGCCGGTCTTGGTCTGCTGCGCGTGCATCTTGAACTGACGGTACTGGCGCTCGAACCGCTCCGCGTAGCTGACCTTGATCTGGCCGCCGTTGTTCGGGTCGATCGCCCAGTGCGAGAACGCAGTGGCGGGAAACACGCTCACGGCGCGCGAGCCGGGAAAGCGGATCTCCACGATCTCGACGTCATCATACATCGGGCGGCCCGCCTGCGCGGTCTTGGCCGGGTTCGGCTGCGCCCAGTTCTTGAAAATCGGCACCAGACTGGCGTCTGGGTTACGAGGATCGATCGGCATACTTGTCTCCAGAGGTTGATGGATGAAGCTGCCGCCCGTTGTTCGGGGACGAGCGGCAGCCTCGCTTACCGGAGGAGAGGGAAGATGCTGGCTAGCTGATCTCCTCCGATCTCGATCGTTAAGCGGCCGGGTTGCTGTCGATGAGACGCCAATTGAACATTGGATTTGTCATCGTTAGCTCGCCCATCCAACCTATGAATTGCGCGATCGCGTCCTTATCAATCGGCATCTGACCTTCGCCGTCGAACAGCTTGTCGAAGTTGCGCTCCGGGTGATAACGGAGCCGGAAGCTGTCGGTGTTCAGGCCGAACGAGGTGTTCGCTGGCATGTTCGAGCCAATGCCGCCGTCGAGCACGATCTCTGCGCGCTTACCGCCGCCGACATATTCGAGCGCGCTGAAACCCAGCTTGCCCATCGATGTCTCGTTGGTCTGACGCTGGATCGCGATCGTCGCCGCGTCATACGCCGCGTAATGCTCAGGCGACATGATGATCAGATCCGCGTAGTCACGATTGCGCGAATGCTTGGTCATGATGCTGTTGAGCAGCGGGCGGATGGTGGTGGCGTTCACCTGCGTGCCGACCGCCGGCAGATAGGTCTGCGCGTCGTAGGTCTTGGTCTGCCAGATGATCGCGGTGGCGCGATCGATGCCGCCGTAGTTGCCGGTGTTGGTGATGATCGGCACCGCAGTCGCGAGGCCGGTCAGCGCCTTGCCGCCGTTGGCGGTGCCGTCGCCATACAGCGCGGCGTCCATGGTGTCTTCCAGTGAACGCTCGGCAGCATCGATGTAGCTGTCGTAGACGTCCATCAGCTGGTTGTCGCCCTGGTTGTTCAGGATCTCCTGCATCGACAACACGATCGGCACCACGACCATCTTGGGATCGTAGTAGGCGTCATTGAACAGATCGATCGCGGGGTTCAGCAGCTGGTCGTAGCCTGAGTACCACTGGGCAACCTGCTTACCGACTTGCAGCGTCTGCCTGATGCGCGGACCTGAATAGGTCTGCCACAGGCCTTTGCGCTTCATCACGGCGAGCAGCGCGTTGTTGTTGGAAACCATATCCTCGTAGCCGCTGGAACGCTCTTCCAGGGCCATCGACAGCACTTGTTGATAGGCAGATGTCGCTTGAATATTTGGCATGGCGGTTCTCCGATCGGGTTTGCTTACAGGGCGCCATTGACGCGATTGATCGCGCGTTGGATGGCGTCGCGGCGGCTAGCTGGCTTTTCCCCCGGCTTGCGCTGTCGGCGCTCTCCGCCAGATGCGGAGACGCTTTCCGGCGCACCGGAAATGCTTCTGTCAGGAGCGCGGGTCTGAGCCGCCGGGGTGCGCGTCTGAGGCGCGTGGGTTGGCCGAAGCAGGTCGGCCCGCCTGTAAGCAGTCTCCAGATCGTGTCCGAACTTCAGTTCGTACTCGATCAGATCGCCTAGTTCGTCAAACCGTGGGTGAGTTTCCGCAAAGCGGTCGACCTCACTGCGGGTGTAACTGAACTGCTGCGCATACTGCATCTGGTCGAGCCGCTGCGCAAGATGCTGGTTCTGCTGATGCACCTGCCCCAGCTGGTGCGAGAGCGCCGAGGTCTGGTTCTGGGTTTGCAGAACCTTTTGCTGGTCCGGCGTCTGCGACAAGACGTGGTAGGCGATGTCGCGCAACGAGATCCGCTGACCGTCCGGCGTTTGCAGGTTGAGATTGTTGACGATCATGTCGAGCCCGCCGACCGGGTCCGACCGCAGTTTTTGCTCCATGCCAACGTAGTTCGAGAGCGCCCGATCGAGCGTGGTGCCGTGCGCTGTCGCCAGCTCGTGGTACTGGCGGATCGAGTTCATGACGTCGTGGTCGCCCTTGAAGGCGTTGTAGGCGCGGCTGAACTCGGTGTGCATGCGATGCACCTCGCCGCGCACACTTTCCGGCGCCGCGTGCCACTCCGACTTGGCGTGGTCCGCCATCCTGGTCGGCGGGTCGCGGTACGGTGTGCCCTCTGGCAGCTGGCGGTACTGGGATGTAGTAGCGTCAGGTACGCCGCCGCGAACCTGCGGCGCACCTGCCTGCGGGGAACCCTGCGCCGTTGCAGTATTCGGATCGTTTTGTGCAGTATTGCGGGGCGCAAACCGGCCCTGATTACGCGGCTGATCTGATGGCCGCCTGCGCAAATCGACCTTCGCCGCCTCGTCGTCATCGACCCTGGGCGGCGCCTTGCGCTCGACCCTGGTCTCCTCGGGCGGCCGGTTGTGACCGATCTTCGCCTCGGCCGCTTTCGGCTTGGGCGCGTCGGGGTCACGGGAACGATTGAACGCGCGCTGGATTGCTTCCCTGCGGCTCCCGGCCTCTGCGGGCTTATCGGGGGTTTGCGCTCCGATCGGTGTCGGGGTCGTCGTCGTGTTCGGGTTGATGACGACCTCGCTCTGCGCCGGTGCTGGTGCAGGCGCGGACGGAGGCGGCGCGGTAGGCGCAGATGTATCGGTCATGGCTCTTCCCTTCGTTTGCGGTCAGCGTGACCGCATTTTTTCGAATGCTGTTTTGATGGCTTGCTGGCGCTGCGCCTTTACAGCTCGCTGATCTGTAAATCGGCGCTTAGGGCGCGGCTTCTCGTTGCCGACCTCGGTCAAACCGAGGGCGCGCCCGGTCGCGCGGAACGCGGCCTTGCTGGTGTAGAACCGGCCGTCGACCTGTTCGGTCGGCGGGATCTCGTCAGAGATCACATACGGGCGCGGAAGATCAGATCGTGCTGGCGCGCGCTCGTTCGGATTTCGGGTCGACCATGTTGTCGGCCCGATCTGGTAGATCGGCATCTGCGGGCTCGGCTTGCCGTGTCGCCCGCGCCAGCGGCGGCGACACGAAAATCACTGGCAACCCTGGCTTTCCCACAACCTTGGTTACCGCCATCCCGAACTTGTTTGCGGCCTCTGTCACTGGGAGGCCTCGTCCATTGGTGCTCTCGACCACAGGCATGCCGCCTGTCGCGACTGTGACAACCGACATGCCCATGGCGTTCTCCTTAGCGGCGCTTGCTCTTGGCCTTCACGCCCTTACCCTTGCGCTTATTCGCCTTGGGCGGCGCCTTACGCTGCGCGGCCTCGGCGTGGAACGTGAACGGCATCGCGTTCGATGTCTTGTCGCCGTTCTTCACCATCACCTGCACCACGTCCGGG